CTAAATTATCAAACACATTGATGGCATTCATCACGCTGGAATGGTCTCTCCCCAATATATAGCCAATTGATGAGAATGTCATCTTCAAGTGCTTACGGCAAAGGAAGGAAAACATATGACGGGCATACACCACGGATTGTTTTCTCAATGATGAAATCACAAGATCAGGTGTGACATCGTAGGCTTGACAACAAACCCTCATTGCATCTGTCCAGTCAGCATCAATGGTCTTCAAATCGCACTTGGGTTGAATGATTTCTTCTTTTAATCGTTTCAACTCTTTGTCGTGCTTGACGGTTATCTCTGTAATCTGTAAACGCAATCTGCGAATTTCTTGCTTTAGGTTGTGAACTTCTTGATAGTGGCTGATCATTAGAATGTGATTTTACATTTGTTACACTTGTGCTTGTTTACGGTTTTTAGCAACCATACCTTCCCAAGTTGATTACACTTTGGGCATTTTGGATGTTCCTCAAGTACGATTGAATCATAAACGGATTGCCAGTAATTGTGACCTTGTGGCGTTTTATCCCATTTGAACGCATCTAACAGCATATCTTGGAGTGTGTTATAGCATTGCACCTTTTTATCCTTTTCAACGAGTAAGATGAATTCCTTGTACATTGGCAAGTCCTTTGCTTTTGTTCGCAGTTGGTTGAATCTGCGGTAGTCAATTATTTTCATAATAGTTTGTATTGTTTTAAATCTCTCATAATTGCAATTGATTGTAATAATTCATCATATCCATCTATTGCATCACCAATGTATTCGTGACAATATGATTTTCTAAATTGATAGTTTAAATATTTTTTATCCTCTCTTTTTTTCTCTCGTTGCTTACCATTGTACATCGTTGGCTTCCAAAGTGATATTTTCATATTCCTATATTCTCCCAATGCTGGATGAATGGTTTTTGTAAAATAACGATACCCAATGTTTTTACAAATACCTCCAATAAAATTACTGATACTTGTTCCAATACCCAACCCTTGATAATCTGGTAAAACTACAATCCGGCTATCTCTATAAGCATTTGATATGCCACCGGATGTTTGCATACCAATCACCGCTATTGCAATCGGTTTTTCATTCCATTCAAACAGAATAAATTTAAACGCTTTGTTAACTGCCTCTGTCATATAGTGATGCTTTTTGAACAAGTCATAAGTTTTTGATTCGCACCGACTAACTTGTAAATTAATTTTTGGTCTTCCTTGCCGAAGATAGTCGTGTCTTTCAACACGCTCCTTCAATGGTGAATATGTCCAATCTGGCATCAACCATTCCATTATATCAAAGTGACAACTTGCGACAATTATTTTTTTATTGGTTTTGCGAATATACTTTTGCAATGAAAACGACATTGCCTTTGCAACCTCACGATCAACAACACTTGTGAATTCATCAACAAGAATTGTTTCATTCTCTTTTGCACTCCCTATCAAATAAGCCAATTTTGCACGATATTGTTCCCCATTTGACAACACTTTAAATGGTCTTAACCAAGTTGGAATACTCGACAATCCCATAGCACCCAAAAGTATTGAAGCATCACTTGGAGATAACCAATCAAAATTTGAAATCAATGCTTTTTTGGAATCAAATTCAACTTCTTTGATTGTGCCAAAATGTTTGAGTATCGTTGTTTTACCACTCCCACTTCCACCATAAACAACGCCAATCTGCCAATCAAAATTTTTGCATTCATCTAAATTTATTGGAATTTCAACAAGCGTTTTTGTTATGTCTTGAATGTCAAATGATTCACAAACATATTTTGTGTATTCATCTTCAATGATTGCATTTGATAATTTAATCTTTCTCATATCTTCTCCTTGTAACTTGTATACATTCCTTCAAAGTATGTCGGTATTGTGACGCACTCTCCGTTTCTATTCTTTGCGATGATCAACTCCGCTTCTTCCATTTCGGGTTTCTCTTGCTCATAATACATCGGTCTAAATGGGAACATCACGATGTCGGCATCTTGTTCAATTGCACCTGATTCCCGAAGGTCACTCAACATAGGTCTCTTGTCTGCTCTCTCCTCACTCTTGCGTGATAACTGTGCAAGTATCATCACCGTGATTTTAAGTTCCTTTGCAAGGAGTTTTAAGGTGCGTGATATCTCTGCAATCTCTTGTTCACGGTTTGTCTTTGTTCCTTTGATTAACTGGATGTAGTCAATGACAAGCAAGTTCAATCCCTTCGTTGATTTGTGAAGTTTGGCTTTGGCTTTGATTTGTCCAATGCGAGAATCCACATCATCATCAATAAAGAACTCAATCGTTTGGCTGTTGGCAATGTCACACACCTGAAGGATTTCATTCTCTCTCAATTGTCCGTTGCGAATCTTCCAATTGGCAATGTCTCCAATCAGGGAAATGTATCTCTTTGCAAGTTGCTCATTAGACATCTCAAGTGAAATGAACAAAGCCTTTCCGCCAAGTTGTGCAAACTCCTTTGTCAATGTCAAAGCAATTGCCGTCTTTCCCATTCCCGGTCTACCAGCAACCACAATCAAATCCCCTTCGTTATAACCACCAATGTACTTGTCAAGGAATCTCCATCCGGTTTGCTTACCCGTTAAGTTGCCACCGTTCTGTGCATTGAATACGATTTGATCAACGACCTTGTTAGTCACCTTCACTATACTGGATGGTTCTTTATGAGTTGAGAATGTTGTGCGTTCAACTACATTTTGAATGTCAGTCACAAGCTCATTCAATTCCTTCGTGACATCTAACGATAAAACGCCTTCAACAACTTGTTTCTTGATGTAATCGTGTTCCAATTGCATCAGGTGTGGTTTGATGTCCGTGATGCCGGATGCCTGTTGTTGAAGTTGGATAATCTCAATCACTTGAACTCGGTCAAAGTGTTTGGATAAACTCACATAGTCAATGGCTTCGTTGTTGTAGTACATTTCTGTCATAACCTCAACCAATTTGGATGACATTGAATCCGTAAACCAGTTCTTGTTGATTCTTGGTAGGAAGTGTTTTGCGTCATCGTAAAACAACATATTTGATAGGATGATTCTTTCTGTGTTCATAGGGTTGCGATTTTTGGTTTGTTGGAAATTACTTCAATTGGTTTTTTTGTTGTGTACGGAAGTTCATCGTTCCATCTCTTTTGATTGATGAATGTTGCAAAGTGAGGAATGAATTCAACCTTGTCTGCATCCTGATGGTTTTTAATGTATTTAGGAATAAAGGTCAACATCAACTCCTTTTCTTCGTTGCTTAATTTCTTGAATGATTCCATTGCTTTTGAACGCACTCCTTTTTTTAAGTATAATTCCCAATATTGTTCAAATGGGTATTTATCCTTTTCATTTATCTTTATAGTATTATCCTTATTACTGTTGCAATCTTGATATGAGGGTGGTATCACATTTGATATGAGGGGTATATCAGTTTTGATATGAGGGTATATCTTCCTTGATATGACCTGATTGTTGTTATCACGAATCAATTGTCTTGTCAAATAACCCTTTTCTTCCAAGATTGCAAGTTCCCTTTGAACGGTGATTGTAGTCATATTCAAAATAGATCCAATCGTTTTGTTTGACGGATAAGCATAACCACTACGCTTTGCCATTCCAATCAACATACCCATCAAAACGGCTTGTCTTGGTGTCATATGTTCCAAATAGTTTGTGGGGAATAATACGAACATTCCCAGTTCTTCGTTTTGTTCTTTCATAAATAAAAAATGCCCTTGTACAAATCACCAAGTACGAGTTGATGAGATGCCAAGGGCAAAAGGTCTGTGATAGTTGTCTCGTACACAACTGGAATACCTTACAAAGATAATCAATCACACATCATATCCTAAATCTTTTTTGACTTTTGATTGATGTTTTTGTCGCAGCTCATAGGTCTCACCTCGCAATTCGGGATCATCTAACTGTAACCGTTGGCGGCATCTGCGGATGGTCTCCGCTTGTGTTAACTTGCCTGATTCCAAACGATGAAAGAAGTTAAACAAATTGGATTCTCTACGCCAAATCATTGACATCAAAAGGTTGTCGTTGTCTCTTGTCTGTGGATATTGCTCAAGCAATTGTCTCACAAGTTCTTTGGTAACATTCATAGGGGTTTTGTTTGTGTGTAAAGGTGACGCACTTTGCATTCGCTGAATTGCATTCGCTGGGCAATCTCTCTCCAGGTGCAACGCATATCATCACGAAGGATTGCGATTGCCCAACATAGTGCTTGTTTATCAGTTAGATTTTTCACAGTACATTTTCTTTGCATATGCGAACCCGGCATTGTATGCGAGTTGTTGTTCCATCTTCTCCAGTTGTTTGAAATTGAAGATCAGGTGTGGGCTGATATCCAAATCCGGATATTCCGTGCGTAGGTGTTCAACAAGTCGGTCAATTGGTGTTTTCATTTTCTGCCTTGATTATTTCTTGAATCTGTTGTGAAATGGCTTTGATTAAACTGATGATATCAAGATTGTGATTAATGGTCTTAATGTCTTCAATTTCTATCTCTGTGTTTCTGTGTTTAACCCTGATCTTCATTGCTCACCTCCTCCGTAGGTTTCTTTGTAGTATTCTAAATTAAAGTTATCATCCAAAGAATCCCAAACATTATCCTCAAACCCCTGAAAATAAGCATCATTGATTTGATTTTGTTCCATTTCTTTGGCTTGTTTCCAATCTTCAACGGTTAATTCTCTGTTATATGCAATTTCCCACAACCACTCAACTGCCGTTTGTTGTTTATTGTTTGTCATTGCCCGTAGGTTTCGTTGTAGTATTGTTCACCAGTTATTGGTAGTGTACTTTCAGGATAATCAATTCCATGAACTGTTCCTTTGTTGTATGCAGTTTCAATTCTTTCCTTCTCCATTTCTTTGCATTGGTCTGCAT